TGGCTGCTGGTGCTGATGATGTCACGATCGTGGTGCGTGGTGCAAGCGGTACTAACGGTGCGGTAATGACTGTGAAGCTGTCATCTGGTGGACTTACAGCGGCACAGACGGCGGCGGCGGTCTGGGATCCTGCGTACACGTCATATACAGCTGCGAACTCTATGGGAGCGCGCGTCCTAAAGACTACAGTAGACAACCGGCCTGTCATGGTCGGCACATCAAATCACATCCATGCTAACGTCCACGCGATTGTTGATTCGACCATTGCGGCAGATGAGCTTTCTGGTGCTCTCCTTCACAACGGGACAGACTACATCAGCGCAGATCTGCTCACACCTGTGTCAGCTGCAACGAGCGTTCACATCGGTCCTTATCAACTCCTGGCTGATGGTCTCGGAGCAGACCAGCCGCTCGATGTCAACGTCGGAACCGCGACATCCATCGATGTCCAGGTAACAGACGCCAACGGGACTGGCATCGACATCACTGGTGCGACAGTATCGGCGAAGGTATACAACTCTGGTGGAACGCTGGTAGCGACGTATGCCGGCACTGCGACGTATGCGGACAATGGTCGCCTGTCATTCGGTCTCACGACTACAGTGACAGCCACGTCAGGCACGTACACTGTGACGGTGACCAGGACAACGGGTGCGACGGATACGCAGATCTTCGGACCATTGCGATTGTATGTGAGGCCAGTATGAGCGTAAACATTATCAACATCACCGAAGACCCGGAACAGGTCACGCAGATCGCGGCCTGGACTGGAGACTGGCATACATTCGTCGTTCGTCTCGTCGACGAGAATGGCTCACCGATTGACATCACGACAGGCACGCTGAGCGCCACGTACACGAACGCGGCGACTGGCGTGGCGTATTCCTTCGTGTCTGGTTCCGTGACGCTCACGAAGTCGATGGCGACACAGGGAATCGTGACGGTGTTGAACCCGAACGCGTACCCGACAGCAGCTGTAGTTCGTCTGACATTGTCGCTCACAGTATCGACCACGGTGCGACGCTTTGGTCCACTGCTCATCGAGGTCCTCGCTCCGTGACAGTCAAGGTCGACCTGTCTGGGTTCGACGATGCTGAGCATCGTTTTCGTGTGCTGTCTGTCTGGCTACAGGAGACGGCGGCGAAGGCCATGCGTCTGATGATTGCATCGATGACTGGTCAGAAGTCTGGTCGTGTTTACAAGATCGGGAAGAACAGAACGCATCAGGCATCCGCACCAGGACAAGCACCAGCGGTCCTCACAGGCGCGTTGCGTTCGTCCATCACTGTCGGTCGCGTCAATGACTACGAGTACATCGTGAGCATCGCGGCGCCTTATGGTCGAATCCTCGAGTTTGTGAAGAACAGACCATTCGCGATTCCTGCATCCGATAAGGCATGGGCAGCATTCACGAGCGTCGTGAGGAGATACTTCAATGGTTGAGAGTCTAGTCGTCGACGAGTGGATCTATGACACGCTCACAGCAGATTCGACGCTCCAGGGACTGCTGGCGGTGGACAATCGCGCACCGAACTATCAGCAGGGCATCTACCTGTACCTCGCTCCTGAGAAGGATCCGATATCCCTGCGACAGCCACAAGTGCCATACATCGTGGTGCGTCATACTGATGGTGGCCAGACCGACGAACAGTCGCTGTGTGGCGGTCGTATCGTGACCACGTCAAGCCATCAGGTGTGGTGCTGGGACACGCAGTCTGGTGCTGTGTCGATGGCACGCATCAAGGGCATCGTGGACCGCATTGACACGCTCCTGAACAAGCAGAGTGTAAACAGCACCACTCCTGTATTCTTTCTCAATCGCTCGAGCGTCAGCTCATCGATAGACGTGTCCCAGGATGGACGCGTCGACAATGGCATATCACAAGTCTATGTCGCCACAATAACACCATAGAGGTAACTATCAGATGGCCCGTCCACTACTCGCAAAAGACGTAACACTCACAATCACTTTCACTGCTGCCGCCTTAACTGGTGACACGACTGCACTCCCGACAACGACTGCGACTTCGGTCCAGTGTTTGGCGAAGTCGTTCAGCACGACTGTCACACAGAACATGGTCAATGCCACGGCACTCTGCGCGACATTTGAAGCATCACTCCCGACGACACAGGCAGGCACGGTAAACCTCGAGCTGTACATCGACAACACGACTGGTCCATTGTTCACAAGCAAACTTGGATTCGGGTGTGAGATTGACGTCGACCTCGATGGCGCTGCCTCGGTTGCTGGCAATGTTGTTAAGTATTTTGGTATGGTCACAGAAGCAGGGCTGTCCCTGACTCCGGAAGAAACACAGACTGAGACCGCGACCATCAAACTAGGCGTGTCGGGAATCACTGGTCTGTCAGGATCATAATTTGAGTAATTCAATCTTTGACAACATCCCAAAACTAGAGGGTCGACCGAACTATGTAGTCGACATCGAGAGATTCATCGGTGCGCCAGGTTCATTCACATTCCGTGAACCGAAGGCATCCGACCTGTTCCCTCGACCTGAAGTCGAGAAGATGTTGAAGATTGCATTCCCTGAGTTTCCAGCACAGATGCTCCAGATCTTGATGATCATGGCACGGTGTTATGTGACTCAGCCTGGAGACGGTGAAATCAATCCAGCGCGTCGCTTCGCACAGCTGGCTCGTGACCGGTCCGACATCTACCTCTTTGTTGTCGGACAGTTCGCGGCAGCGTTCCCGATTAATATCGAGGAAGCGGTAGACGAAGTCCCAAACGACTAAACGGGGTGGCGCAAAAGATTCTCTACAACAGTGTGAGACATCTCAAGCGTCATCCCCGTGAGACCGATTTGACACTCGATGAATTTGCCGAAGTCGCATGGGCGGGTGAAGTCTGGGAAAATCAGATCGTTGAGATTGTCAAGGCCGTCATGTCGGTCCTGGCTAAAAGGACACTCTAATGGCGCTTGGCATATTCGACATCATCTTTAAAGTTTCAGGCGCTGGTGATGCTGTCCAGTCGCTGAGGAACATTAAGACAGAAGCGAAGTCGACAGCTGATGGTCTTGATAAAACCAAGCAGTCAACTGATGCACTTGGTAAGCAGTTTCAAGGTCTTCTCGCAGGAGCTGCTGTCGCTGGTTTTGCTAAAGGTGCAATCGATGCAGCTGTGTCATTCGACTCAATGCAGCGTGCACTGGCCACGACTGTAGGTTCTACTGAAGAACTCAATGCACAGATGGACCGTTTGCGTAAAGTCGCACTTTCCCCAGGCATTGACCTAAAACAAACAGTCTCTGGTTTTATCAATTTGAAGGCTGCAAAGTTTACGACGAAAGAAGCAGAGGACGGTTTGCGAGGCATCGGTAATGCTGTCGCATCTGTCGGAGCACCAGCGGAAACTGTTGGTCGTGTTGTCACAGCCATCACACAGATGGCCAATGGACTACAGGTCAATCAGGAAGAACTTAACCAATTACGTGAAGCACTGCCAAACTTCGGAGTGATTCTGGAGCGTACATTCGGAACAACTAACACCGACAAAATCAAAAACATGGGATTGTCTGCAAGAGAAGCTGCAAAGCAAATCCTGGTCGGCTTTGGTAAAGGTCCACAGGCAACGGCTGGAATGCAGACAGCGCTTGACAACCTTAACGACACATTCCAGGCTCTAAAGGAAACTGTCGGTGAATTACTGTTTAAGATGTTTAGTGGGTTTGGTCCTGCATTGACGGGTGCAATGGAAACAGTGACGAAGGCTATCAGAGGAATCAGCGAACAGGGTTCAATACTAAACAAAGTTTTTCAGGTGTTCCTGGCGTTTGGACTCGCTGCCGTAGTTGTTGATCTAGCCTTAAAGTTTGGCATTTTCATCGATGCTGTTATGAAGGCAATCGTGGCAGTTCGTGCTCTTGGAATGACAGGACTTATTGCGAAGGCATTCATCTCACCTGAAGCGGCAATCGCTTCGGCTATCGCCGCTGCTGGTCTGGCTGTTGGTGCAGCTGTTATCTTCGATCAAGTTATGAAGGGTATAAATACCAAGACTAAGATCGAAGGCACAGGCGGAGCAGCTGCGGGATTGACACCACCAACCACAACAGAAATTGGTAAAGCAGCAGAGACAGCTGCTGGTGCTGCAAAGTCTACCGAAGGCAAGGGTGGAGGTCTTATCAACACGATGGTCGACATCGCGGCATATGCAGCCCGCATGCAGGGCGCTTTTGTTGAGATGGCGAAAAGCATGGAAGGTCACCTTTTCGAGATCGCGAAGAACACAGGGTCCACTCGAGATCTGCTTGACCTTCGGAAACAGACCTTCGGTGGCGGACGCCTGGGCGCCATCGGTGTCACGGCTTCGGAACTTGCAACGGCTGGAAACAACCCAACGAACGTCGGTGGCGTCGGTATCATTCCGCAGACGCTCATTCCGGCAAGCACGGATCTCGAGCGCTCGATGCGGAAGATGATGATCCAGGCTGGACGGCAGAACCTTGTGACCGAAATGAGAAGAATCTAAATGGCGACAAACTGGCCACTCTTGGTCGAAGTCGACTGTCCTGAGCCACGACCTGACAAGGGCCGTGTATGCGTCGGTGCTGATGGAACTTCATGGGACCGACAGAACTCCACTGGATGGTTTGACTCTGTGACCATGACGGCCATGCCAGCGCCTCTCCCTGTCACTGAAGGATGGTCCACCAACTTCGCGGGACTGTATGCGCGTGTGCCACGAAGCGCCTACACGCTCACTACAGGCAGCGTGTGGAAGCAGATGGAGGTCAATGCCGCCGGCGATTATTACCTCACTGCAACGACGCTCGGCACAGCAAATGCCGAATGGGTCCGAACGACTTCGTCGTATGGTGTCAATCAAGGATGGTATATCTCCGCCTATGTCCCGAACTGGGTCGATGCTTCGCCATTGCCTATCCTTCGCGTTCAGTGGGGCTACGGTGGAGCGTCTACTGTTGAGCTGGTATTCCGTGCGAACGGCTCCTGTATCGTCTACAAGGACGGAATCCAGAAGGGTGTCTATGACCAGTCAGACACGAACAAAACGCCAGGACGGAGCGTCACGAGCGCGAGTGCAGTAGGACAGCGCAACATCGCGCTGATGCTGATTCCGTTCAAGCGTCGCGAGCTGCTCGTCACGTCGACGTTTGGCGCCAACTTCAGCCACCTGTTCGAGGATGTCATCGACTCTCCTGGACAAACCATCGTTCCATCCGGAAGCTTCGCATGGAAGGTCCCGTATGGTCGACCGACTGTGCAGATCGCGCCGATTGCATACGAGACCACTGGCACGTTCTACTCAAAGCCAATCCAACTACGTTACGCTCCTCCGGCAGGTGCGACCTTTACCGGAACTGTCTGGTCTGATGTCGTTGGAACATCGACAGGAAGCATCACAGAAACTGTCAGCGTCACGACGTCAGCGGGTGGCGCGTACACACCGAACGGCATCATAGACACCATCCGCTTGAAACTCGAAGTCACGACACCATCGCCATACACGCGAACATCTGGTGTGGCGGCAGCGATGGCAACGTACACGCCAGCTGCAACAGCGACGGCGAACGCTCCTGTGGACATCACGGAGTACATCGATGACCTGGTGCTATCGGTCGATGAGACATCGAGGACGACGCTTCGCATGAGCGCCAGGCGTGCCGCACTCGAGACTGCTGGCGTTCAACAGCCGCAGATCACAGGTGACAGACCGATTCGTGTGGCGATCTCGAACAGCGCGACACCGACACCGGCATACATCGACATCTTTAGGGGCACACTGGCGCCTCCGCAAATTCAGTATGAGCAAGCAGATCTGTCACAGAACTTCTCAAAACTCCAGTTTGAAGGACAGGACCGCTCACGCGACTTCGAGCTGTATTACTTCCAGGATGGTCTGCTCTACGACGGTTATACGGCGGAGAACGCCATCGGTGACATGATGACACTGGCGGGATATCCACCAGCGACTTATCTCCTGTACACCGATGTGACAGGTATCAACATCAGTCGCAGTCCAGACATTGCGCGTGGTTATTCTTCGTTTGTTCCTCAGCGTGGCGACACCATCGCATCGATGCTGAACAAACTGAAAACCGACTACGCCGCGAACTTCATCACTGGATGGGCACCGACAACAACGGGCTACAAATACCAGTGGTCAAACCCGTTCGACCTGTCATTCGACAGTGTGATGACTTTGTACCAGAGTGTCCCTGCTGCAGCTGCGGCTGGCGTCACTGCTGCGCTCCAGAATAAGCGCGTGGTCCGAAGGATGTCCGCGCACTATGAGTCTCCAGAGTGCAATCAAATAACGGTCATCGGACAGGACCCGCGAAACGGAGACCTGATCTATTCGTACAACGTAGACGCAGCGAGCCAAACAGCAAACACTCCACCAGCGGACAGACCGCCTAACTGGAGGGGTCGACCTGTACCGTATATCCTGGCTGACCCGAGCATCACATCCGCATCGGTCGCATACCAGGCGAGACTGGCGCTTCAGAATCGTTTGATGGAAGGTCGAATCCTGATCGAGTGGGAGAGCGACTTTCTGGTCATAAACACCAGCAACAGACCGCTGTGGGTGCGTGACATCGTGACCATCATGCAGCCTGACGGCGTGACGGTTAAGGGCCTGTATCGAATCGTCGCGATTCCGACCATCGAGTTCGTGGTCGAGAATGGGACTGTCCAGTTCCGCAAAGCCATCTATCGTGGTCATTATCTTTTTGGAGCAGAGTAATGGCGTACATCGATGGCACGCGTACATCGACGCTTACGATGTCGCATACGCAGAATGTAAACGAGCGCATGTGGAATCCTTCCGCTATTCAACCGGAGGAGCCTGACTACGACACAGGTTACACAGATTTTACATTTGGTGGACATCTTGGATTCCTTGGTTCACTTGCCATTGTTTCGACAGTAAACCAACCATCGCCTGGTGCAACGTGGACATGGGAACTTCGTGCGAACCTGGCTGTGAATAATGGGCATGGTTCGACAAATACTGGCTATGTTGTTCTCGCATCCGGAACGGAGACAGGCGCTACATCATACAAAGACGTGAGCGTGACATGTGCTGGTACATTCACAGCATCGGTCTCGACGGACAAGCTTTGGGATATCACTGAGACTGCATATAGCTCAAGTGTGGCGCCAACAGTGTTCCCGCCACGGACGGCTTACCGCTGGTATGAGATGACCACGAGTGGCGCCACGGCTGCATGTAGTATCACCGCGAATGGCGGAAGCATATCGGTGTCCGCAGCTGCGTCATCGAGGCGAACAGCAGACTACACCGCGATACTTTCGGCGAACGGATTCAGTCGGGGTGATGTCCGGCATGACTTTGCTGTGTCGCTAGTCAAGGTCAACACCGTCGCTGTGCATGACATCACGCACGCTCACAGCTTCTATGCACAAAGCGCCACGGAATGGTCGCTGAGTGTGCTTGGAATATCTGACGGTGCTGGTATTGCAAGAACAGCCAGCGCCACCATCAGCACGAGCTCGTGTCTTGACAGGAGTGTGGCTGTCATCGGTCGCACCAGAGCGTGGTCCACATCCTATCCTGACTCACTGAGTGTGCTGGTCACTGGCTTTGATGGTTCGTCCAGGACAATTACCGGAACCGGCTCGATGTCAGGGTCCGACACTTTTGTCGACTACTCGACGACGACAGTCTTGACTGATCCGGTCTATGGTTCGAACACTTTGACAACGGCGCTGGATGATGTCCCTGCAAGTATCTCGTGTGCCATCACTGGCGCATCGCTCACAGCTGTCGGTGAAGCGAACACAGAGACCAGGTGCATGTTCCGTGGCTTCAGGTTTAACGGATGGTCACTCGCGTACAACACGACACGAAGCATTGCCGGCACAGGTAACGACAGGCTATTCGCTCCCTGGGAAGGAATGTCCGGATATCGCTACCTTGACATCCAGATCAAGGCGCAAAGCGGGACATCCGTGGCGGGGACATTCGTCATCACCGACTACCATGGCAACACGAAGACATGGAACATCACAGCTGCGACCACGTCGTATCAGACGGTGACCATCGACCTGTGCAGTCCGGATGCATGGTCAGTCTCTGGTCTCCCTCTCACTGATGGCAAGGATAATCCCTACCCGAGGAAAAACACCGCTAGCAGTTCGTATGCGGGCTCAGAGAGCGTCGACTCGGCTTATTGGGGTGTTACGTCATGCCAGCGTCTCCGCATCGCTACAGGGGCGATTGACCTTGGAACCACGACGCTCAAGCAGGACACGACAAACGGCTTGACGAATAGTCACTATGTTCCATCCGGTCTCGGATACGAGAATGAGCGCATCACACCTGCCATCGTCGCCGAAGTCGACACGACGACGTATTACTATTCACGGCGCTTCTGGCAACAAAACAACGATGGCAGGAATGAAGAGGAGTCCGACTACCGATGGCAGAAGACCGTCGGTGGCTCGACTGGCGTCACGAGCTACAGTGTCACACCGCTGACAATAGTCGACCTCGTCGGTCAAATCAATACCTCCGATGATTCGATTGTCAGACATCCTGGCTGGACAGCCACTAACTCCGTGGCGTACCCGGGCAGTGGCACCTGTAGCGTGTCACAGCCGCCGCTCAGGGACTGTTTCCTCAATGGTGGAACTGGTATCAGTACATGGCTATATGGCGGTGGAATCCTCGCAACACCTAACGCAACATCAGGCACTGACTTCGCCTATGGCTTCGAGATCGCGACAGGAACAATCACAGCACAGACACTGTTCGACAGTATAAACGGCGATTTCATTCCTGATCTGTACGACCCGTTCGATGTCAATGGTGGAACCGACAGTGCGCTGTATCTGCCATTCGGCGCCATCCTTCGTGGTCCAGCGCATGGCATTGTCTTCGACACATCTGGGAATCCGGCAACCTCCGGAACAGTGACGCTTCAGTTGTCGAGCGACAGTTCATCAAGAGGAACAGACTCGACGTTTGACGCGCTTGGAAATTACCAGACTGGGCTGCCATATGGTCTGGGCAAAGCGAATCACGCGATCGTCATCGGCGCATCGAGCGTCGGTGTCAATCCGATGTATAGCGCGAAGCGTCAGCGTGCTGTGTTCATCGAGGAGCAGCTCGCAGGAAACTGCACGGCTGCGGACGTTTCGCCGGCACAGCAAGCAACGTATGGTGTCGTGACAGACACAGGCGGCGTCAAGCTGTACCACGCCAGGGCACACAATGGAACCAACTGGTCCGAGGTAACGACGCCGATCACAGGCGCTGTCTGTCTCAGCCTGGCGTACCAGAAGCACAGTGGAGCGATGACACTTATCATTATCGTGGATGACACGGATGGCACTGTCAAGCGGTACACAACCGACGACGAAGGAGGCACAGTATCAGTGGCAACGACAATCGGAACCGGTACGCATGGAACGGTCTGTGTCTCACCGAATGGCATGGAGTACATCTTCTTCCGCACATCATCGAGCAACATCCAGCGCGTTAAGCGGGACCCGATGGGGAACGTCATTACAGCTGCATCGAACGTCGTGACAGGCAACGTGTCCGACGACGAGCTCGCGTGCTATTGGCGCCTCGGAGTCATCTATCTTCTGTACACGCACACCTCGACAGGCATCACGATCGTGTCCAGCAGTGACGACGCGGAGACGTTCTCCTGACCTTTTTGGTGAAGTCAACAAAATGGTGAACTTGTAAGGTTTTCTTACAAGTTGAACCCACAAGGAATCCCTGTGAGTTGTAAAGGAATACTTTACAACTGACAAAAGGAAACGCCTCCAGAGGGGTGCTGGAGGCGTCAGGACTAGGAACTAGAAACCGGTTGGACGTTAGGATTATACATCATGGATGAACGACGAATCGCACTCCTCTCGACAGATCTGGCCATCGCGAATGTGGGCGTCCAGGAAGTCGGCGAGAACAGAGGAAAAGCAGTCGAAGCGTATCAAGCATCGTGCAAACCTCCTGTCCCTGCTGGTTCCCCCTGGTGCGCTGCACACGTTCGCTTCCGGCATAAGCAAGCAGCCACGCAACTCGGCATCATGTACGACGAGACTTTTCCTCGTTCTGCATATTGTCCCGACTGGTCGAGATGGTTCAAAGCAAACGGGCTGTGGCTTCCGGTCCAGCACATCCGCGATGAGACCACGACTAAGCGTCCACGGCGTGGAGACCTGGCGCTTTTCTACTTCTCCGCTCTCTCCCGCATCGCACACATCGGCATCGTGACTAAGGTCGAGGAGTGGGGTGTCTACACGGTCGAAGGCAACACCTCACCGGAACCATCCGACGAGCTCTCCGTCGAGCGTGATGGTGATGGGCTGTATGCGAAAAAGCGGAACTGGCATGAGTTCGGGAAGTTCGGCGGCTTCGGCTTTGTGAACTTCTGATCTGACAAACCAAAAGACCACCTGTCTCATGGGCTTCGTCCGGTAAACCGGGGCCATGCGACAAGTGGTCTCCTGTTTGGTTGGTTGTTCAGTTCACCGCTGTGGGAGCAACGGCAAAACAACTATACATTTACCGCCAGACATGCACCACTTTTTGGTCATGCTGTGGATTCTCTTCGATGCGATAACTCACCACGCCATCGAGCGCGGGGTGAATATAAATCAGTGCACCGTCCTGGTGAAGACGCTCGAGGATCTCGTGCTCGCTCGCTTTGAGCAACCACAGGAGTCCTTCAGGCTTCTCCGGTACGCGCTCGATCTCTTTATCCACTGCTGGTTTTCGTGCCATAAAAAATACCTCCACACCAGTATGGTGCTATGACAATGCTTCCATGATGATCGGCAAGTGTTCAAGCATAATGTTCTGCACTCCCTGGGCGATATCGCGATGCTCGAGTTGTGTGTCCTGGCGTGTACGCAGCTGCACGTAATGTATCCAGGAACGGATGGTCCCAGACATGTACATCGTAGTCGGAGTGCACATGGGCAACACCATGCGAGCAGTCTCCGCAGCCATGCCCTGCGCGATGAGATCGCGATAGACGTCGGTGCAAAACTCAATGGAAGAAGCGACCAAATACAGCGCGTCCTGCTGTTCTTTGGTGAGTTCCTCTATCTTCGGTAAAGGTAGGCTTGATTGTCGATTGTGAGCGCCAGCGAGGCGCATCTCCGGGACATCGATGTCCTCCGTCACTGTCGCGTAGCGTTGGGAAAACTCCTGGAACGCGAAGGAGCGATGTCGGAGAATCTGAGCTGCAATCGCTCGCGTGGTTTTGATTTCGACGCACATCGACGCCTGCTCGAAGATGCTCCAGTGTCCGTGTCCGACGCAGTATCTCAATAACCTCGTGACGTCAGGATTTTCCTGGTTCGCTGGGTTGCTGACTCGAGCACAATACCCGATGACCTTTTCGGCATCCGGTGTGATCCATACAAGTTTCGTCATCGTTTGACCTTCTCCCTCTGTCGTATGGCTTCACATGCCTCGTTGTAGTCACTCATTACTGACAGACTCTTTGCTAAATAAATGCGAGTGTAGCGTCCGAATAAAGGCCACTGAGCATTGATTTCTTTCCATGCCATTGAATGCCACTGATGCAATGGAATCCTGTCCTTCATGTCATGACAAGCGGAACAGCACGGAACAATGTCCGTGCCGCCGTTTCGTTCAGGTATTGGCATGTGATCGCCAGTTACCTTCGCGGAGTGACAGTACATCACTCCGCAGTAGAAGCATTCAGAGGTCATGCGTTCGGGTCCTCTTCACCGATCACATAGTGCGACCCGTTGTGGTATCCCGGTATCGGCTTGGGTGTTGGTGCGAGCTTCTTCAACGTGGTCTGTGGTGGCGGTCCAGGCTTGATCTGTGGCCGCGCCTGTTGCTGTTGTGCCGCGCCATTGCCATCGTCATCCTCGTCAGACGCCAGGCTAAGCAGTGCGCTGAGGCTGTAGCGTCGACCATACGAGAGTGCGCTGCCGAAGCCATGCGATGTCTGTTGCATCACTGGAACCTGGACGACGCCGGCGATCCACTCGCCTGAGCTGTGAATCACGCGACTCTCGACGGTGATGCTGGTGCTGTGCTCGCCGTCGATGGTGTCCAGCACCGACTGCACGACGAACAGACCATGTTTCGCCATCACTGGTCGAACAACCTCCATGATGGCATCGAGCGATGTGTACTTTGAGCGAAACGCTGGATTCGTGCTGTCCTTCACGATTGGTCTGATCTCAGCCTGTGCCTTGACCAGCGCTGGCGCGATGGCGCCTATTGTTTCCGACATTGTCATTTCAAACCCCCTATGTATAATCCTGCCCGACTGAGTGCATTTGTAAACGCGCCGGTCCAGTTGATGTTGCGTCTGTCGATGATGGCGCCTGACTGCGTATATGACCGCCAGATGCTGACATCATTGACGACTGGACTGATTGCCCGTGCGATGGCTGGCCATTCGTCCTGGCGTGTTTTGTACGCTTCGCGAAGACAGTCAAGGACATGTGCGAGCGCTTCGTACTTTGTGGTGCGAATGGAGCGTGCCCACTCGATCTGTTTCTCGGACCCGGTCATCACAATCGGATTCGGCTCGAGTAGTCTCTGTGTCAATGACCATGAGCGTTCGATGGCGAGTTTGTTCTCGCACGCCGCGCAAATCTTTAGCGTCGACGTCATCATCGCCATTTTGTATTTGAGGTCGCTCTGCGTATATCCGACCATGATGTGTGCGGTATGGCCGCACCTCCACGTCAAGTCAACCCGTTCCTGTGTCATCGTTTTCCCCTTTAGTAGTGTCCTAACCGTTGATTGTTTTGAACATGTAGTCCCAATCAATCAGGCCACTGTCAATCCATTTCCACATGTGGCTGTATTCGTCGGAATCTTCAGACAACATGCACAAACATTCCATGCAAATAACTTCAATCAGTCCAGGTGTAAGTTCTTCGTATTGACGAATCAGATCAGAACATGTTTCTGTCATTGTTTTTGTTTCGATGTTTGTTGTCATTGTCCTAGTCCTTCAGTGTGGTGTCCGCCACATCAACATCCTAGCACGGGTTGACATAGCGTGTCAACTGTGTGTATAACGATGGCATGTATGGAATGACACAAGTCGAGATCGCTGAGCGACTCGGCATCAATAAGAGTGCAGTGTGCCGGATGCTCTCCGGCGCTTATGCCGTGAGACAGTCGACCGTCAAGCGCATCGCTGATGCAATCGGTCGCAGTGAATACGACGTGCAGCTGTGGATCCTGTGCAAGCGCACAGGCCAGACTCTCCCACAATAGACAGGACAAGGACAAAACAATGGATACAAGAAACATCAAACTTACATGCATAGAATGCCATCGCACGAACGCCGTGCCTTATGGCCGTGGACATCGCATCTGTGGAATCTGCTCACAGCGTGAGCTCAAGCGCGAGCGCCGCAAGCAGACACAGCGACGCATCCAGACACTCGGTGGCTTCGTCCTGGTCGTGATGTGCGTGTGGACAGCGTGTGCAATGGCTAGCGACTGGAACACTCCGAACAGTCCAGATCACCGTGCACATCAGGCGATGTCCGCTCGTGACTGACGCCATCCGCACCTGGTCACAGTACAGGGCCAGCAGACGCGCCAACCCGGATGCACTCCTCCTCGCACAGGAGGAGTTTTTTCTTGGTCGCATGGTTCAGGGTGGAACTGAACGCGACAAACTTCGAGCTGTCGATGAGCTGCTAAGCCACAACATCAGGATGGTCTCAGCGATTGCCAAGCGCTACAAGGGCCGTGGTTGTGAACACGAGGACATGATGACCGATGGCATGATCGGCCTCCATTACGCTATCCAGCGCTATGACCCGTCGAAGGGTCACCGCTTCTCGACATACGCCACGAACTGGATTCGACAGGCGATTGGTCGCGGAGTGGAGAATCGCGGTCGTGAAATAAGGTTACCGTCGCACGTCATAGCGAAGATCACTCACATCCGCATCTCGCGCCAGGCGTATGTGCTGAAGCACGGTGAACCGCCATCGATGCCGGAACTGCTGGTGTGGATACAGTCGCGCATCGAGGAGTTTCCGAAGTATCTTCGGCGCCAGATTGAGACGCTCGATGCTAAGTACCTGGGCGAGATCATGGCGAATGAGGCGCCACAGATCAGGTCGTTGGACGAAGTCAACATGTATGGCATGACATTATCTGACTTCACGCCATCCGAGGAACCGGCGCCGGACGATGCGATGAATCGCGAAGCACTCTACACGCAGCTCTACAAGGTCATGGAACACCTCACCGATCGCGAGCTCGCGTGTATAAAGTTGCGCTACGGCTTCGATGGACTCATTGATGGTCGCTCACTCGAGGACGTTGGACTCCTGGTCGGATACTCTCGCGAGCGCATCAGACAGATACAACATCGAGCACTCGAGAAACTTCGCGTATTACCGGAGGCTGAGATTCTCCTCGAGACGTTAGAAGGAATGGACCTATGACAGAATCGGAACATCAGATCGCGTTTTTCAACTGGTGTCGTGTGATGGGTGGACGACATCCGCGACTGGACACAATCTTCACGGTACCGAATGGCGGTTACCGGTCTAAGGCCACAGGTGGCCGCATGAAGTCCGAAGGCCTCAAGGCTGGCGTGTGGGACATCTTTGTTCCAGTCCAGATGGGACAGCACTGCGGCATGTGGATCGAGATGAAGGCCGGCAAGAACAAGTTAACACCAGGACAGATTGCATTCCGCGAGACTGTCGGTGATGCGTACCTGTGGACGGTCGCGTATTCCTGGGAGGACGCAGTCGAAGCGACCTGTCAGTATCTAGGCATCGCGAGCGGGATAGGCTAGCAGATGCTCGTTCACTTCGTCAGCAAGTTCGACACTATCGAGCTCATAGACGAGATACCAGATGGCCTTAAGTAAGTCATCGGACTTCTCTTCGTTAGGTTTAGAACCAGCGCGGAGGAGGTATTTGAGAGCATTCCCTCGTGAGAAGTCGAGACCATACATCTCGATGATCTCGATGGGCTGAACGGTGCGAGTGCGGTAATGTGGCGGAACCTGTTTGGACATACAGGATTGTAAGGGGTAACTATGAATCGTGTTTCACAGGCTGTGACATTTTTGTCATGGCTGTTTGAGCCATACGTCGACGGCTTTGTCGAGATTCGGACCATGAATCAAGGCAAGGTACAGATGCGCTTCTGGGAACTTCCAAGGACGGAAGATGACTGGAACGGCATCGGCGAGGCGTGCATCCAGTGGAGTGACGCTGGAGAGGATGTGTACGTCGGTGTGCTCCCACGCTGGCGAAAAGGAGGCAGAGACAATGATGTACATACTGCTGGTGTACTTTGGTGCGACATCGATGACCTTGATGGTCTGGATCAGATTGCAACGCTTGATAAAGTCACAGTCGCAGTCAGATCGGGCAAGGGTCTCCACTGTTACAGGCGACTCAAAACTACTGGCATTGGGACTAAGCCAACCGAGCAGAGGGACTTCATACAGCTGCTCGAGCGATGGATGCTCACACTCTCGAGCGCAGCAGACGTCAAGTGCAAGAACCCGTCAAGAATACTACGAGTTCCTGGAACTCTAAACTGGAAGAACCGCGAACTCCCTCGGTTGGTGGAACTTGCAAAGTATCCTCCAGAAGCCTCCAGAATCGTCGAGGAGACACAGACCACGCATCCATGGGGCGATGAGTGGTCGCGTCTTTTGATTGCCGCCAAAGCAGGAGACCTCCCGAAGCGTGAGAGGGGCAACTGGAATCTAGGTCGCTACAAACACGGCGACTACCTGCTCTACTGTTTCAATCACACCGTGATCGGCATCGAGCAGATGCGATGTATGGGCATGGTCGCACATGCCGAAGAGTGTCGTATATTGGTGAGCACTGCGCTGGACACGCAGTCATTCTCGGACTAGGGACAAACATGGAAGAACTTACACTCGACGATCTCCGCGCCATGGTGGCCGGAGACATGGCGACGCACGCTCGCGTCGTGGCAAATGGAGAGCATCACTGGGACCGGCTATTTCAGCCACAACCTGCAAGTGGTGGACCATTCAATGGCAGGAACAATGCGCTGGTAACACTGCTCGGATTCCTCCGTGCGAAGCGCTTCAGCATTGACCAGGCGAACATCTTCAGCATCTGGTGGTCTGACACATACTGCGAACCTCCACTCGAGCCTGAGCTCATACGTGAGACTACTGGCCGCTTCTGGGTACAGTGGGCACAAGGTGCGATACCCGACGATCTGCCGGGCGGTGAGACCATCGCGCCATGGGAGGTCTGGGACTGGACCCGCATGGAGGTCGAAGAGGCGAAACTCGGAGCGCAGTCCTGGCTGATTCCGAACGTGCTGTCGACTGGTGGACTGCACTACCTGTCATCACCTCCAGGCAGCGGCAAAACGTGGGTTATGTGCGATCTCATTCGTGCAGCTGTCTTTGGCGACAAGTGGTTAAACGAGTTCGACATTCCGCAGACTAAGGTTCTGTACATCGATGAGGAGATGGGCGTCCAGAAGGTCCTACAGAGGCTGAGGAAGCTCGGAATGCGCTCGGCTGAGGGAATGGGCTACCTCAACAGAGTCGGCGTCAGGCTGGACAATATCCTCGATGTCGAGAGGATTGTCAAACATTGCCAGGCGCAGGGCATTGGTCTAGTGCTCATCGACTCTCTGGTGCGCGTGCACGGGTTGGATGAGAATGACAACAGCCAGATGAGGAAGTTGTACGACTCATTCAAGAAACT